TTTTCAACAAACGCTTCTAACTGCTGCTCCCAGTTTCCATCAGCATCGGGATTGTAATTAAAATTTTCCTGCGCTTTTTGTACTTGATTGGCGTTTGGTGGTTCTTGATTCTGCGCTTTCATACGAGCAAGTCTGTCACGAACAACTTTATTTGTATGCTCGTTCATCTCTTCTTGCGTATACATGCGAGTCGCAGGCGTATCATTACCGTAATCATCTTTACCTGCAGCAAGTGGTAATTCCTCCGAATCATCATCATCCGATGGCTCGGGTACGACATCTGCGGGGCTATCTTCTGGTTCATCGCTATAAGTATCATCTGCAAAATCATCAAACGCCTCTGGTGGTGACTCAGGTACAGGAGATGGTTTTTTTGTACCTGTCTGATTATCTAGTAAAAATTCATCAATACTACTCTTTTGTGTAGCCATTTTGTTTGCTCTCCGTAGTCATTTTATGCGTCAAAAGCTTGATTAAATTATCTGTTGATGCAATTTGTTCATTGCTTGCAGTACGCTCACTTTCAGCCATATAACGAAGTTCCTGCTCCTTCAGTTCGCCTGCGGCCTGCATCCGTTCGGTCTCAAGCTCTTGTATACGAAACTGCGCTTCCATCGCAATCTCTTGCTTCTTAAGTTCAATTTCCATTTCTTTAAGCTGCAATTCCTTTTCTTTTAACTGCTGCTGCATTTGCATCTGTTGTTGCTGTATCATCATTTCTTGCTGTGCAGGGTCTGGCGCATCTTGACCATTTTCGTACGGCATTCTGCCAGTTTTCCCAGCTTCAATAATTTCTTTTGGCACTCTGGTTTTAAGACGGTTTTTGATTTCAATGGTGTTCATTAACGGCAGATTTTCTGCATATAAATCAGCAATGAGATTAAAACTTGTGGGATCTGCTTGAAGAACATCTTGCAAAGAATAGAGAGCCTCTTGTTTCTGACCTTCATAAGATGGCCCCGGTTTTAGGCTTACTTTATATGTGCCTTTTCGAATATCATTTTCGACTTGCATGCCATACTCATCAGCCTGTCTATTGATTGTGACGTTTTCCATTCCGGTATCAGGCTTCATCAAAGCCACAACACGCTCACTATCATAAACACGCGGAATCATTTCATTTAAAACCTGTCCTCCCGCTTCAATTGCGAGATTAATATTGGTTCTAAATGGCTGTGTCGCATAATTTCCCTGCTTTGTGCGCTCTCGTACTGCTACGCCCGATGTCTCATTGCCATCAGCTCCCATACGCGTAGGATAAAGTCCTGTTGTGCGATATAAATCTTCTACTGCTAATTCGTATTGCGTGAATAAAGACTGAGACAGTTCGGGTCGAATCAAGGGTTCTGGTTTATTGCCGTTTGGTGATTCATCGTAAGTTAATAATCCTTTGGTATTGGTTGGATCACCCCAAGCCCTTTGTGAATCTAAACTTTGAACATTTTTTTTGCTACCCATGTATTGGTCATAGCGAGTTATCTTAAGGATATATGCAGATTGCGTTCTAAGATAATTAATATATTTCTGCGTATCAACGCAATCATTAAAGAAAGATTTAGTAATTTGCTTGCCATTTTTATCATAGTAAGAATTTTGGTCAACAAATATAACAGGAGAAAAACTTGACGGAAATTCTTCCTGTTCTAGAATGAAATCACCAGCAATTTTGTAACGCATTACAATGCGTTCTTCTTCCCATTTGCTGTCTTCTATGCGCACAGGTTCGCCATTTTGAAATATAGTTACACGATTATCCGGCTCACTATCTTTCAAATCTTCCGGCAAATCTTCTTCCGCAAACGGCTCACTCGTCTCATCATCAATAACACTGTTATCATAATCAACCACCTCCGCATCATATATATTTTGTTGAAATTTTGAGGACTCAATTAAATCATGAAGCTCATCTTCGGTGACCACATCACCACTAGACAGTTTATAAATTTTATATTTTTTAATCTTAACTTTGTAATAATCATTGATTGTAATGCCATCAGCATCAGCCCAGTTGAAAACGTCTTCTCCATGATTTGGCTGAATTGCCAGCGCTATCTCTTCTTTAGAGGCCGTAGGAGACATGGTTTTCATTATTTTATTTTCTAATTCTTTACCGTATACCGCTCTAAATTTTGAGCGCGTCATACGTGATATATACCCGCTTTCTATCGAATCAATTTTGTTAGGATGTTCAGCAGACATATCAAAATATGAACGTGTTGGGTCTTTGAAGTTTCGATAAACTGGGTCTAAATCAAATGATTTGGGATGAGAGTATTCGGTATCTAAGTAGTACGCAGAATATCCGCCAACCTGTGCCTGCGTGGCATATATTTGACATACAGATTTGGCTTTAGTTGAAAACATAATATCTTTTGTAAGTAGTTCCCTTATTTCTGCTTCTTGTTCGGTACAGTCAGATAAAGGCACAACTTCAAGCTGGGGCGTGTTTTGTTGCTGTTCACCAGACATGCCATTGGACATAGCCGATAGATGATTTGCGACCATAGCATTTTTGCTATAAGTCTTGAGCATCTGGCTCTCGTCTTCTTCCGTCCATTGGCGACCCAAGACAAACCCATGCATGAAATGATAATTATCAATGTTTGTTTTAAAGTATGTACGCCACTTTTCGCATGCCATGCGCGCTTGATGCGCAATTCTTTTGTTTTCTGTATAGCCTTTTTTAACAGCATCCTTTGCCATTTTATGTCCTTAGTTTGTCAACCAATTGGCATTTATTTGTCAACAATTAACGCTTTATTGTCAACTTAAATTAGCATCAACTTTTTCTTTTATCTCACAAAAAATATCCAGCATCTCTTTAAATTCCTTATCTTCAAGCCATCCCGGCACACTTCCGCCGTGTTCAAATATATTTTTGTCTGCCAATAAGTAATAAATAATGTATTCCACGCTTTGATAATTATTGATAATTAGATTTTTTATTCCCAATTTATATTCTTCCCAAGCATTATCTACAATAGACTTTACTGCAGACACACCTGATACTCGTTGATTTTCACTTATCGAATTACGAATTAAAATTAAATTTATAAAGTCTCGCAAAAAAAATAATGCTTCTTTAGGCATTCCGCAGCCACAAAATCCAGTTTTATCTAAAAGAATAGATTCAAACTCTTCTTCTATATTTTCGAATACATTTTCATGCTCCCAATCCCATTCAGCACATTGTGTATTGAAACAACCTATAATATTCCTGTTATCTCCAAAACCTTTGAAATCATAAAATGTATTATTTTTGCATTTCTCACAAATACTTCTAATCATATTAGCATCCCCGCAGCCTTTTCAGATAATCTTTGCGTTTGATAACCACCGCCAACATATTCTCCGCCATAAAATGTAAGCATTAAAGCATCCGAAGTATCGGGCGATAACATCCCACGCTTTTTCGCGTCTTCTTTTCCTTCAATCTGTAGTCTATCGCTACTATCGTATTTATAGCCAAGTCCGCACAAATCTGTTTCAAGCTCATCGCTATCAGGTATTTCAACAGGCATTTCTTGAACAAGCCAGTCGCGCATAATGCTCCAAAGTTCAGCGCGTTGATTCTTAAATTTATCTGGCTCTGATGCTTTGCGTGCAACATTTACGCCTTCCACCATAGAATATCCAAGTTCAATTAGACGATCTACAACTCCTGCTCCAATTCCAATACAGTCAATACATACTCGTCTAGGTTTTTCTTTATTAATGATACGCCGAATAATCCCAACAAGGTGCATAGTATCCATATTATAATACGTTTCAAGCCCATATGCTTTTCTTCCCTTTCTTCTAATTATAGCCGTTCTATCATCACCCATGCGTGATGGATCAATACCTATTATAAGACTCGCGTCACTATCAACACGACATTTTCTAGCGCGTTTTACGCAGTCTATATCAATAAATGTGTCAGTTATAGAGCTTAGAAAGGCTTCTGTGTCGGTGAATGGATATTCTTGACGAAATTTACGACAGCGCTGCTCGTAATCTCCTTTAATATCTTCCATTTTAATGCGACGCCAATTGAGATGACCGGGCTTTAGGCCATTAGTACCATATTCTTCAAGCCATTCTTTTTCCTCATCATTTGGCACAAATAAAGCACTATCTATGCAATATTCATCCTGCCAATACCATGGTACGAATATAGCTTGATAGCGTGATGAGCCATTCTTTGCTTGTTGCCAGTCTGCATAAAAGTCATTAGCTTGTCCGTTTGCCGTTGATTCTTTGATAATTTCTGTATCATCAATTTCGGCAACCGTATTCATCAATCCCATACCAATTTTTGCCGCATCTTTGTAAAAAGCATATTCAGAGAGATGTAAATTTTGGTTTGTCATGCCGCGCCCAACTTCGACAGAACCTGCTGTACCTACGCGATATCCCGAACCGAGAGCATCATACATTAGAGTATTGTCATTTTTCTTATCTGGCTGAGGGAATAATTGCTTGTCTAGGTTCTCACTGTATCTCTTGGTCATTTCGAAGAGAGCACGCGTGGAGTCTGCATGGTGAGTCAAGATAAAAGATTTTTTACCACGTCGCGTGACGGTCTTGTGAAAAAATCGCGCCTGAACGTAAGTGCTGACACCTTGCTGGCGTCCTTTTAATATCAATGCGCGAATCTTTCCCGTGGCTTTTAATTGTGCCTCAAGTCGCTCGTGGATGTACTGCTGTGCGCGATTGAATGTGAAATTGCTTTCTGTGCCTGATTTGTCGTGAATGATGAGGAAATTCTTTGCGAATAGAGGCAGTGATTTAAGTACGCGGATAAGCTTTTCTTCATCATCAGGCTGCATTCAAATCCTTTTGATCAATGCTTTGTGGTTAAGGGCGTTAGTTCGCATTCATCGAATATTCTATAATAATGAACTTTATCGCATTCCTCGCGAGAACATTTAGACATACTCTTCCTCATACTTGTCGCATATCTCATAGTCATTGGAAATTGGTACGCCAATATTGTTAATACACGCGCAACTGCAAAAATGACCAGCATGAGACTTCAAGCACTTCCTGTCATCACATGACTGCAAAATCAGGCATATGCCAAGCACCGCTAAGTGCTTAATCATTTGATTTTACAAACCCTATAGATGCATTCAAAACAATTCCGCAGCGCACACAACATTTAGAGTGCGCAATCGTTGGCTCATCATCTGGATGTGCAAAAATTATCTCAACATGCATCTTATGGCCTTTGTGTTTGCAAATTAAGCGCTTAATCATCCTTTTTTCTCTTCCTCGTCCAACAAATCATTCAATCGGTCTATTAGTTTCTGGGGTATTTTGTCAACGCCTTTTAATTCACCAACAACCGAAAGAACTTTAAGCTGCGCAATATCTTTCTTTGTGGGTATAAAGCACGTAATGAAAAATAAAAACATAGACATAACGAATACTTTTAAAGTATTTTTTGCAAACTTTAATGCTTCTTGCTCGTCTTCTTCATCACATGCCTCACACAACATATGCAAATAAAAAAATACTGCAAAAATACAAAAGACAATTCCTAAGATACCCAGTGTACCCAAGAAATAATCTAAATTGGGTAAAACTACTAACCAAAAGTAATTATTCATTTAATCCTTTTTCCACTTTGACCCCATCAATTCAGGTAAAATTCCAATCACATTAGACAATACAATTATCTTTATACCAAATAATCTACAACTAAGTATGAGTATTTGAGCTGCGTAAACAACCCACAATCCAACTTGCAAGAACATAGGCATCCCAATGCTAGGCCAATAAGATTGCAGATAGCATAAGCCAAAAACACCTAATAGCTTAATCAATATTTTAGCCTGCTTAAATCGCCTTCGAGTCTTCATGACTCACCCCATAAATTATTACTCTATGAGTTTATCAAGCAATTTACTTACCAATTGTTCATTTGCATCTTGAGATTCCGCAGAATCTTTTCCGTATTGTCTAGGAAGAAGCTTAGCAGCCAGCCATTTTCTGGTATCAACTCTAAGTCTTGCGCGTGCAATAAATTCCGTGTTGCAAAGCTCGCGGCCTTCCAAGTCAAACTTGATATCCCGAGAATCATTATCGGCTATTTCCAGGCACTCTTCTGCTAAAATATCGGCCTGTTCGATCTTAGATTGTGCGTATTGGGTGCGGAACTCAGGAATTCTATGACGCCATCTGTTGATGGTAACTTTGTCAGGAAGCTCTGGATAAAGCTGCGTCAACTTAAGTAATCCAAATCCTGTAGAGGAAACAAGTTCGCAAATGTAGTCGCCCATTTCTTTATTGTACTCTAATGGGCGACCACCTTTGTTTTTTGTCACTGCATTTTCTGGCAAGCGCGTAGACATTAAGCACCTTTCTGTTCATTACGATGCGCGCCCTTCATGCCGCCACCAGCTTCACCGGGTTCACAATACTTTGGCTGCATTTTTTGCTGTTCATTCACGAGCTTGCCATACATTGATGGGACGCCATTGTAGTGATTGTTCACGTGGGCTTCTGTGTAATCCTTTACTTTATCCATTATAAACACTCCGTGTCGGTTAGGTTATTAGGGTAATGATGCAACAAATTGGATAAATATGCCAGCATAAGTTATCAACAAATTCTGGGGATAACTATTTAATTAAAATAAATTGCTTCAACACTTGATATGTATGATTACTTGAAGTATACTTGTTTTGAGTTAACAAAAACAATCAAGGAAAAATAAAAATGACAGCACAAAAGATTTCGGAATATTATCGTAGTGAAATGGATTTTAATGGGGCATTAATGGAACACTGGGATGAACAATTTAGCTCAGAAGAGGAAGAGGTATTAAACGAAAAACATATAGAGTCTTTGACATTATCGAATTTGATGGGTGAAGACCATAGTGTTTGGCTGGTTAAAAACAAAAAATCAGGTTATGACCTCCATTTGGAAAACATGGATACCGGGGATAAATTCAAAGATGAAGGCATTCACAATTACGCTATTGATTCAATGGCAGCATTTTGCCGGGCATTTTTAGCATGTTATAATCAGGCTAATAGATAAGGATATTAACGCAACCCATGAGTTAGCGGCATGGGTTGCTCATCATTATAAAAACAATCAAGGAGTAAAAATAATGACTATTTGGAATATAACAAAAAAACTGTTTTCCCTCAATTACTTTCTGGATCAAGTAGAAAATGCACAAGAGGCTGTTGACCGGCAAAATCTGTATTTCACGCGTCTAGAAGAGGATTACATTAGAAAATGTCAGGAAAATAAGGAATTGAAGGAAATGTTGCGTGATAAATATACTAGTTTGATGATAAATGAGGTGCTTCGATAATGGAAGATGAAACGATTATAATTTGCGTTGCAATGATATGTTTCACCTGCTGGATTATTTTTAGGAATATTAATGGATAGTTACTGTTTACCGTTTTTGATAGGCACAGGAGTGGGTTTGTTTTACTCCTGTATAAGTAATGTGAAAGAAATTCGCGCCCTTAAAGAAAAAGCAGAAATGGCAGAATTCAAATTGTCTATGAAAGAAATGGACTCTCGCACTGATGTTCAACTTGCAACAATGAATGTATCTATGCAGTTCCATAATGATATTTTTAGATTGAATCGTAAAATAGCTGAATTAGAATCACAAAAATGTAATTGCAAAGGAGAAAAAAGTGAACAAATTTAAAGTTGGCGATATTGTTTGGGTAATAGAATATGCAAATAAAATTTCTATATCCTGTGGAGCGATAACATCAATATCAGGAAATATTGTTAATGGAGATTATTTGTCATTGTATTCAATTACTAATGCATTAAATGTGCATTCTATTACTGTTGAAATTATTGCCAATAAAGATGGCAAGTATACTCTACCCGGCAGATGGATTTCTCCTAGGGTCGGTGATATTTTCTGCTCAAAACAAGAAGCTATAGACTATGTTAAAAAAATGATTGAGGTATTGTGATGGACAAAGAATTTAAGTTTAAAATTGGTGATTTGGTGAAATATAATCACAATAATATGGATGGCATAAGTACAGTAAAGGCATGCGTAATAACTAAAAATCTCGATAAAATTATTATTCATGAAGATGAGTCTGGGGTTATATTTGCAGCACATGAAGATTATTTAATTCTTGTTGAAGAAGAATTTTCTATAAAGTTAACTTTTCATGAAATAAAGCATCTAGAATGTGTGATACAGTATTATTATATGTCTCCATTGCACGGATATAATGGCGATATCATTGAAAAGTTTAAAAAAGCCTATGAGAAAGTTAATAATTTTTCAAGTGAAAAATGCGAATTATCTAATGCTGAAAAAATAGCTGCTATTAAATACAAATTAACCGAAAAAATATATGAAATAGACTCATCACAACAAATTTCACCATCAATTCAAGCAAAAAAAGATGCTTATGAAGAAATTCAATCCATGATCACATGATTATTCTATACCCCCACATGATGCGTTAAAATACAGCTTTAAGAGAAATATATTCTAGCGCATCTACGGGGAATTGATTATAAACACACTTATACGGCATCTACAACGTCTACAACCGAAATATTCTTGGCAACCAATCCCTTCAAAGTCTTTTCAGGCACAAAACTTACGGTAGAACCTTCTCGCAAAGTCTTAAACCCATCATGATTGATTTCTTTGAAATGCGCGAAGTAATCCACTCCACCATTTTCCACAAATCCGTAGCCTTTTTCATCGCTAAACCATTTTACCTTCCCTTGTAACATCAAAAATACCCCTAAAAATTGAAATTAAGCCACCAAATTTTAATTATATTACGTGACTAGACATAAGGTAGCATAAAATAATTATCTCATCCATATGATACCTTAAATTAAGTTTTACCGAATACAATTCCTATTGCAGCTAAATCTTCCATGCATTTTTTTCTGGCATCATCATTTCTTTGTTTGTCGGAAGGATGGTATTCAGGTTTTTCAGAAAGGGATTTTGGGATCTCCTTAAGTTCACCGTCAATAAATTGCTGACAAGCTACTGCATATGCATGTGAGAATATTTTCTTTGAAGATTGATAGTTCATTTGGCGATAGATATGCGGGTCAATTTGTTTCAAAACATGAGATATCACGGTATAAACTTTCTGACAACTTGGTTTATATTCAGAAAACTGCTGATTCATTTTTTGCGACATAGTATATGCCTGCTCTTCGGAAGGAAGCCCTATATCTTTTGGTTTTATGGCTATCCAATCCAGAAATACAGCTATCTGGGGTGGTATTGGATATTTGTATTTCTCTTGCAGCATGTTCAATCCTGCATTTATTTGAGACATATCTTTTATTTTCATGCGTTCAAATGTCTTAATCCACATAGTTTTTTCAGCATTAAGTCTATCGTCATCATCGAAATGCGGATCAAAACCACGACAAGTTAAAGCCATCGTGCAAAAAATCAAATTCACAAGCCTTGTAGCCATTGGGCACAATTCAGAATCCATGTCATGCGCTCCATATTTCAGCCATTGTATATCGTTTATTTTTTACAGGACTTTTTGTTTTGGTATTCTTGTAAACAATATCTGCCGCAAAATATCTCGCCTCCATGCTCTGCCATTGTTTATCTAGCATTTTGTTGAAAGCATCAGCGGGATTAATTCCATTGCCATCCAATTCCATCATAGCCTTATTCATTGATTCCCAGACCCTAGGGGTTACAGGCTTATTTCTTGCTTTAAACCATTCTCGAAGAAGCTCTTCCGGTATCTTGTGGGGGTTTTGATTTTTCAGGTCTTCAAGCTTTAAATAATATTTTTCTTTCTCACGCACAACTCCCCCTGTGGGGGATATAGGGGGTTTAGTAGATACTTCTTTTATTTCTTTAAATCTTTTATTGGTTGTAGGTGGTTTTTCCAGATGCCTGGTTTTTCCAGATGCTGGTTTTTCAGTAATGTGGACTTCTCCAGATGACGGGTTTTCAGGAAAGTGGGGTTCGTTATACAAAACGGTTTCCCATTTAACAATGCGTCCTTTTTTGTCTTTGATAGCGAATGTTTCTATAAGACCCAGTGCTTTTAGTTCAGATAGCCTATCGCGTATATAATCACGGCCTTTGCCAAATCTGTTTTTAAGATTTGTTTCGCTTATTTCCCAGTCATCTGATTTTGAAGAAAGATATAGGTAAATACCGAGCGCGCCGGGGTCTTTTATCAAATCTATAGTTTTGTTTAAGAGGGTTGTAAATGGAAGTTTAGAAAGTTTTAAAAAATTGGGTGTATTTTTAACGATGCTCATATATAATTGCCTTATCGTATGGATGCGTTGCCGTAAACTTGCCAATGCAGGTGCGTCCGGTTGTATAAGAACGATTGGTATCTTGGCGGATGGGCAATCGTTCGGTGTTTATTTTGGGGTGGAGCATGATGCATCCACCTTTATTTAAGCTAAGTATCCTACAAACTAATTTTTTCCACAAACTTTATTGCTATCGAAACATTCAAGATATATACTTTATTTGTTAATCCTGATTTCATTATATTTCCTTTGTATTAACGTAAGTTCTATCTGTAGATTCACTAAGCCGGTGTTGTGTAATCTCCACTTACCGGCTTTTTATTATCCTCTTCAAAATTATCTTCAAGCCATTTTTCTACAATTTTTACTTCCCCAAGTGTAAAGAAGAAAGGGGTCTTTAACGTCTTGCATTCTCTGTCGTAAAGAGAATTAGCCAAGAGCTTCAATAATTCACAAGATTTTTTTTCCATGTTATTCCTTTGCATTTTAACTATCTCCTTTGTAAACTACATAAAGCACATGCTTTGTTTTATCTTTCTGCATATGCTATCAACGGCTTTCGCCAGCCTAGCGCATCATCGCCAAAATGAAACGCTAGGTCATCTTATGTTAAGTATCTTTTTGAGTCCATTGAGTTTTTAATTTTCCTTGTGTCAATCTCTCTATTTTATATTGCGATTCTTCCGGTACGCGACCCCATTTAAGCCAATGATGTAGCGTTGATTGAGACATTCCGGTTTGTTTGTGGAACTTATATTGTGATCCGTAATAATCATAAACTTCTTTTGGCGTCATATTGTTTTCCCAGTTAATTTTTAATCATATTACAGTAAAAAATATTTTGCTTCAAGTATTGATTTAGATGAATTATTGAAGTATTATAGCTGTACGTCAATACCGACGCGGACTTTTAAAGTTAAAGGGGTATGTAAAATGTATGATTATTATGATGACACTATAGAAAGGCATCATTTTTTAGATAATTCAGTTAAAGATTTGGATCGTGTTAATAAAGAAATGGCGCGTTTGCTTGTTCAGAAAGATCAACTGATTGAGAGAATTATAGGTGTTCTTGGTCATGAGCATGCTGGACAAAAGACCTATGAATATAGCATATGGAAAATTGAAGTTAAGACTCCTT